TCGAGACTGCGTCACCGACGATCTTGACGGCCTTCTGCGTTTCGACTGCGAGGTTCTTGTTGTAACCCTCCATGGCCTTGCCGGCTTCAGGGCCGAGATCGCCGCCGAGCTTGTCGCCGATCGGCTTTTCGTTCGGCACCGGCACCTTGCCGGTGGTCTTGCCAAGGTCGAACTTGTCGGGCTGGTAGTACTTGATCTTGTCCAGCTCGTTCTTGAGGTAGAGAATTTCCTGCTCAAGGTTTTGCCGCTGCGAGCCCAGCGCATCGATGTCCGAAAACTTCGGCTTCGGCAGTTTTCTTAGCTGCTTTTCCCGGTCCCTGATTTCATGGCGATAGGCATCAGGATCCGTATTGCGGTAGTAGGTTTCCTCGGCGTAAGCTCGCTCGGAACGGTCATAGTCCGGGTTGATGGTTCTGACAAACCTCTCTCGGAAGGGGCCGGTGATGGTATCCCACCAGCTGCCGGCTCGTGCGCCTGTCGCCTCCAAAGCAGCGCCGCGCCGATCGGCGCGCTCCTTCGGCAGATTGTGCAGGAAGCGATAGTCGGCATCGACGGTGCCGCCGCTGTTGTTGAGGATTTCGTTCAGCCACTGGTCATAGAGCGCCTTGTTTTCCATCAGAGGCTTCAGTGCAAGATAGGCCTGCTGATCGCCGAAAAGTTCGTTGACCTTGAACTCGTTGCCTTTCGTCAGCCGCATGACCTCGTCCATGACGGCCATGGGGTAGGACTTTCCTTCCTCCAGCGCCTTCGCCTTGACCTTTTCCAGATCAACATCCTTGTCGGCGAAGTTCTTCACCGTGTCTTTCGAGGAAAGCTTCGCCATCCAGTTACGGAGGTTATCTGCAGCCTGATCCGGGCTTCCGGCGCTAAAGCGGGCGATCTGCGACATGGTGACCAGCTCGGCCCAGCCCTGAAGTCCCGTTCTGCCGGCACCCTGCATATAGGCGCCAAGCTCCGGAAAGTTCTTGGCCATGTCCTTCACTTCGAAACTGCCGAGCTTCGCACCCTTTGCCATCATGTCGAGCGCAGCAGGAACGTCGGCGTCGTTGAGTTTGAGGTTCTGCTTGCCGGCGATCATCGCGCCCGCCATCGTATCGCCTGTGGCATCTTCTGCCTTGGCGGCCTTCAGCGTTGGATCGAGGATGGCCTCCTGGCTTTCGAGCCCGATCCCGGCAGCTGCGTAGGCTTTGCGGGCGCTGTTGACCTCGGTTTGGGACTGACCGTGTCGAATGGCGAGCTTCTCGTTCGATTCCGTGATCGACTTGATGGCCTCTGGCGTACGCATCTCGGCAGTCACCGCAACCGAAGCCACGTCTCGATTCAAATCTCGGAACTTGTTGGAGAGCTGTTCCAGGCCCCGAACAATGTTGTCGACCGAGGCGAAGGCTAACAGTGCCCCTGCGGCCGTTCCAGCGGATCGGCCCAAAGCACCCATGACCCCATCAAGTTCTCGGGTCGGCGCAACCATCTGCTCCATGGGCCGAGCCTTGACGCGCTCGAACTGCGAAAGCTTCTGTCGCATCCCGTCGAGATCTTTGGCCGTGGCACGTGCGGCCCTTCCAAGTGACCGTAGCTCCTTCTCGACGCCGTCCGTTTTCACCTTGTTGAGCTTGCGAGCCTCCGCCTCAAGCTCGTTGACGGCGCGCTTGCCGGTGCGGGCAGCGCCCGAAACTTCCTTGAGGTCTCGGCCTAGCTTGTCGCCGGCATTCGTTTTGCCGAGTTTCTTGGCGGCGGTTTCGATCTCCTTCAGATCGCGCTCGACCGCCTTGGCCTCGCGATTCTGATAGAGCAGCCGCAACCGCATGGAGACATCAAGATTGCTCATTGTGGCAGGGTTCCTCGGCCCCACGTTTCACGGTAGATGGCCTGCGCTTCGCGATAATTCAGGAGCAACTCGTCCCACCACATGGTCTTCACCTCTGAGAACGGTGTGTGCAGAAAGTGTGAGACGCGAGCCGCATAGTGACGCCAGTTCCTCAGCTCTCCGGAAAATCGAACGCCTGCCGGATCGAGCGGGGCAAAAAATCGAGAGCTGCCTCCGCGACCTTGTCGCCATCTTCTGCCACGAGCCCGCGCAGCACCGGGACAGGCAGGCCTGTCATGAGCGCAAAAACCTCAAAGGTCGAAAAGCCAGCGCCGTGAGTGCGAAGGAACTGATCGACCTCGCCCGTGGTGAGACGGCGAACCGGAATCGCGGAGACAACCTCTCCCGCGAAGCGGAAGGAAAAGTCGATCGGCACCATCTTGACCGGCGCATCCACGAAATCGAGTGTGGCCATTTCCCACTTCGGTTCGGGTGCTGCCGGCTGTGTTTCGGGCTGCGGCGGCTCCTTGTCTGCGCTGTTCTCCAGCTCGCTCCACAGCTCTGGCGGCGGAAGCGGGATTTCTTCAACTTTGGCCGGGCCGCCGATCTCCTTGGAAATCGGGACACGGACCTCGGCCGTCAGTGTGTTGTTGTGATCGTTCATGTCCTCACCTCGTATAAGGAAAGGCGGGCCATCGCGGCCCGCCGCCTGTCATGGCGCAGCAGGTCAGGCCGCGATGATGCTGTTGAATTCGGCCGTGTAGTTCACGCCGTCGATGACCAGCTCGTTGTTCTGGACATCGAATTTGTGGACGGTCTCGCCGTTCATGATGTCGTGGTAGAGGACGATCGACGACATGCGCAGCTTGGTGGGGCCTGAAGGCTTCATCCCCTTCATGCCGCCCTGGTCGTAGTCGTTGACCAACCCCTTCAGGAAGACCACGCGGCCCGTGAGCGCCGGCTTCGTGGTCGTGTTTACCGTGCCGTCGGAGGCAGCGGGGAACACGTTGAGCAGGCTTTCGTAATAGGTAATCGTCGTCCAGTCGCCCGGCTCGCGGCCGAAGCGGGTCTTCAGATCCTTGTGAACGCCGTTGACATCGAACTCGGCAACGAGCGGCTTGACCTCGGCCGGCAGTTCCAGGCCGAACCAACCGCCGCCCATGACCACGGGCATAAGCTCGCGGCTGAGCTGCGGCAGCTGCGTTGTTTCTGAGCGAAGGCGCTGGTTGATCTCGTTCACGTACCAGTTTGCGCCGCGAATGATGCTATCCATGGCTTATCTCCTTCAGGCCGTGATGCGGATGTTGGACGAACCGATCTGCGCCAGCGCCTGGGCAAGCGCCGTCTGAAGCACGTCGAAGGCCTCCGGCATGGGTTCGTCATAGAGCTGCAGATCAACGAGGTCCGGCGTCTCTGCCCAGCGCATCTTGGCGCGCAGCGCGCCCGCTTCGAGGATGCCGGCCGAATTCAGGGACTTCGACCAGATCAGCTCGTAATCGATGATCGCCTTGAGCGTCTTGAGATCGCTTAGGAACTGATCGGCCGCCCGGTAGATGAGCGAAACCGTATGCCCCTCGATGTCCTCGGACAGATACTGGCGCATCGGCCGCAGCATCGCCTTCTCGACAGTCAGGCGCGTGCGGATCTTCTTGATCGACCGCCAGGACTTGACCGTGGGATCGGTTGCGGTGGTGAACGGAGCCCAGAGCAGATTGCCCTCAATGATCGTGCCGACGCCCGCCTGGGCAAGCTGGTTGGCCTCCGACGAGATATCCCCATCGATGTAACCGACGGGAACAGAGGGGGCGAGAACACCCTGCAGGGGGCGGTTCCAGAACGCCTTGTAGGGGTTGCCCACCTCCTTGTCGCGGCGGATCATCGCGGCAGCGACATGTGGCGAGAGAGGTCGCACGACATTGCCGGAGCCGAGATTGACCATCCCGGCCGGATGAATCCCGATGATGTTGAGCGCGGTCGCAAAGTCTGCGGCCCAGGCCTCCGCCGAAGAGATGCCGGAGGGTGTATCGGCAATCACCACGCAGTCGATGATACGATCGGCGACCGTTCTGGCAGCGGTGACGACGGCGTTGGCGGCATTGCCGATGCGCTGCGACATATAGCCGGGAGAGATGATGCAGCCGGGCTCCAGCCCCAGCTCGCTCTTTGCATCGAGCAGCGCGTAGAGGCCGGTTTTGGCGCCAGCCGAACCCACAATGCCGTTGATTTCCGCTTCAAGCTTTGCCTGTGCATCGGTCAGGATCGAATGGGGTGTGCGCACGAACGCGATATCCGTCACAATGCCTTCGGAGAGCATCTGGCTGACAGTGTCCTGCACCTGGCCCGCCCCCAGTGCCGTGAACTGCGTCGCATCGTCGAGCGACAGCCTCACGGGCTCATTGATCGGGAACTTGGCGTTATCCGCCAACGGTGCCGGCGCAGCCATGCCAACGACCGTGCTGTTGCGCGTGTCGATCTTCGCAACGGTCGATCTGAGATTCGAAAACCGGCGAACGCCGACGAAATCCGTAGTGCCGGACATGGCTCATCCCTTGGGCTGATTGCTTTGGGACGATGCTAGTCTCGCAAATGAAAAACCACGGCTGACACCTGTCAGCCGTGGTTCCTGATCGCTCGTTCGAGGCTATTGATGCCCCTTTGAAGGCAGTTTTTCAAGCCCTCAAAGCAAGGACGCCGATCGCCATAGATTGTCTATCTGATCTGATGTCATGCCCTCCATCTCGCCGAAGGTTTCGACCAGCGGATCGGATCGAAAGAACCGGGTGGCTCCCTTCAGCTTCATCCGAGCCGGAAACCGTTCTTCTACAGGCAATTCATCGATGAACGCATTCATCGTAGAAGGAAGGGTGCCGGCTGAAACAGCCGCCTCCGCTTCCTCCTCGGTAATCAGCCCCATGACAGCAAGCTGCTGGAAGAACTGGCGGTCGCTGATCTCATTTGGCGCAGAGATGTAGCCCACTCCCGGCTGAGTGGCTCGAAACTCAGCCTCCTCTTCGGGAGTCATGAATTTCTCTTCGCCGTCCTGGACGTACTTTATAGTCATCCCCGGACTCCTTCGACCCGAATATTGCCGGAGAAGTTGGCGCCGGCTGTTATGCGAAAAGCGTTTCTGGCTACGGTGGAAGATAGGCCGAGCAGTGCGCGGTTAACTACCAGCTGGCCGGTGCTGTGAACTTGATAGTTACCGTCCAGAAAGCCCTTGAGTATTTTAGCCTTATTGAACCGATCGAAGATCAGCTGGGAAAACACACCGTAAGAGCCGACGATAATGGCGTTTGTAGAGGTCAGCGCCCAATAGGTATTTGTTTCGGTTGTCGTGCCAGCGGAACTGCTACCGTACAATTCCTGCCGATAGTAGCTGTTAGTAGCTACCCAAGTAGCTCCATTATCCGTGCTAACCTGAGCATAGAATGCGCCGGGAGCACTATCCGGGTCAAAGTTAAATTGAACTCTCAGCTTCTTGTACGCAGCGAGGTTTGTCTTGCTGTATAGAGACACGCCGGATACGTCGATATCCTCGATAAGCTCCCATGTGTTCGCCGCGTGCTCTTTGGTAGTGGAGCCATTGCCAACCTTCAGACGTTCAGTTGTGCTATCCCATTGAACCTCACCCAAATCGGTAGGCGCAGCACCGGCCGAGTTCTTCAGCTTCAGAACCGGGGTGGTGAGCGTTTTGTTCGTAAGGGTCTGGGCCGCCGTCTTGGTCACCATGTCGGTGATATCGGTGAGGTTTGCCTTCAACCCAATCTGCGTCGCAACGGTCGTGGCAAAGTTCGGATCATTCCCCAGTGCCGTCGCAAGTTCGTTCAGCGTGTCGAGTGTCGCCGGTGAAGCACCTACGAGGTTGGCAATTGCTAGCGCCGTCGCAGCTTTCACAAAGGCGGTGGTCGCCAACTTGTTGCTGTCGTCCCCGGATACCGGCGTCGGAGCTGTGGGATTTCCAGAGAATGCGGGGCTCACCAACCCAGCCTTTCCGGAAGCGGCATTGATGGCGGCCTGCATATCGCCGTCGATCAGTCCGAGAATAGCGATGAGCAGCTCGCCGTTGTTCTTTAGCGTGCCGGAAAGAGCTGGGAGTGGCCAGTTGCGGTTTGGTGTGTTCGCCATCATGCACCTACACTGAAGTTGAGGTCACATACTGAGGGCCGCGCGGCAGGGCCGCCGGTGAGCGCCACCTTGATCCGGCCGCCATTGGGTGCGGCATAGCCGGCAAGCGCATAGCGGATTTCCGTGAAGCCATCGTCGATCGGGATCGAGGCTGTGACCGGGACAAGGGTGAAGGTATCGTCACCCTTGTCGACATAGACCGTTGCGGTGGAATCTCCCGGCAGCTTGACCGACAGGGAGCCCTGGAGATTGACGGCGTCACCCATCGGCCAGAGGAGGCCGATATAGGTCCCCGCCGTCCGGATCTTGCCCGTGAGGATCTGCAAGTCCTTCTTCAGCATGGGCGATGCGTGGGATGTTCCATTCAGCCGTGCCACAACGACGAGATTGCCGGTGAAAAAGGCATCCAGTTCGATCGTCTGGCCTGCTGTCACCGTGTAGCTCTTGGTCCCCGCCGTGACATCGAAGAGAACTGAACATTCCGCCGTGGGCAGGAAA